TTCATACTTTAATGTTGCATCAGCTTTAATAATACCGCTGTCAAATTTATTTTCAATTGTTGGTAGGGCGCATAAAATTTTATACCCCCTAACGTGTGGTAATTGCCGGGCTTTTTCTTGTGCTTCTTCTAATTCAGTCATCATCAAATTCCTTTCTGCGTTGCACGAGGTCAGCTATCTCAGTTTGAGCCGTGCGGAGACCCCGGATAATTCCGCACAATTCACGGTAGTGGGGATAGTCCTTGCACCCACCTTCCGCTGTAAAAGTTTCTAAATCTTTAATTTTTTTCTGATACGTATTAAATAGATGGTCCAGAGTTGGTCGGTCCACGCTTAGAATCCTTCATCATTGATTTAAGAATATCTGCTTGTATTTTCTTATCATTTTGCTGATTCTGATTTACTAATCTCATACCTTCTTTCTTTGCATCAACCATAACTCTCTGCCCTTCTACCTGTAATCTTTGTGCTGCAAGCTGGGCATCCATCATGTCTTTGTTAGCTTTGCGCTGCTGCTCCATTGCTTTAATCTGCAACTCCTGCTGCTGCAACTGAATAAGCGGATCTTGCGCTTGTTGTTGGGCTTGCTGCTGTGCAGCTTGAGCTTGGTGCATCTGCTGTAGCATCGGTGCAGCCTGAGCCACGTACCTAGACACAATAAGTTCATCCTGTTCTGACATATCTTCATCTGGTGCAGGAAGAGCTGCTCCAACTCGTTGTTCTATTTCTAAACGATATTGAAACCCTACGTGCTCGGCAACGTGTGCCATAAGAGCTGCCATTTGTTGCTGATAAACAGGGTTTTGGCCTAATGTCTGCTGCATTATTGGATCACTCTTAAACGACATATGTGTTGCAATATGTGCCTGATGATCCTGATAAATAAACGCTTTAACAGGTTTATTTTTAATAATATTCATATTCTCAGTTACAGGATCTTGCGGCTTAGCATCGTCTTCTATTGGCACAAGCTTGTCAGCGTTCTTAATACCAAGAACCTCTAACATTTGTCTATGTAACCGTGGCATGTCATAGATCTGTGGCGAACCCTGTGCAAGTTGAAATACCGCCTGATACTGCGCCACTTTCTGCGCCATCGTAGATGCATTTGGATCAGACACGGGTATAACTTCAACCATGTCATAATCTGCTTGTTTTATCTGCGGAGCACCATCTTCAGGCACATAACCATAATCTGGAGATGTGTAGTCTCTTATAATTTCTTTTAACAATTTAAACTCTTCACGCATAGCTGCGTGAACACGAGCTTGTACCGCCCCCATAACTTTTAATTGACGCTCCAAGATAGCCAACGTTGTGCCTACAGGAGCTTGAGCAGACATATCACTGACCTTTAAATCAGCAATAGATGCCATTCGTCGGCCTTCTTCCGTTATTCTGTCTAATAACGCCGCCAATACTGCGGATGGCTCCTTGTACGGGAGCATCATAATATTGTCTCTGATGGAACCACTGGGTACATCTACGTCCCTGAACTCACCCGGGGCAATAGGTGTATCGTCACCTTTGACCCGTAACCCTCTTGTTTTCAAGCCTCCCGGCAAGTTAGAAAGGGTTCCGGCATCGACAAGTTGTCGAATCAAGAGGGTTCCCGTCATGGCGTAGCCGCCGACTATATGAATAAGTCCAAAGCCATAGGCTCCGAAACCGGGGACGTAGATGTAATGGACAAAGTGCTGTCTTGCACGTTGTTGTTTGTCATCGGGACGCCAATTTCTGCGTATCGCAAGAACTTTATTAGTACCCCGATCAATTGTCACAATATACGGTACAGCTAATTCATCCGGGCTATCATCTTCAAATCCCGGTAATTTTAATAAAGCACATATCTCTACCAGTGAATATCTATCATCATCGCTAAGACGTAACCCTTCTTGCTCCGCTTTTTTCTTTTCAATATCTGTAGGGATGTTTAATGGCTCGCCTAAATCTATATCTCTATAAAACCCTTCATTCTGGAGCCTCTCAATTTCATTTTTAGTCTTACGCATAAGATGAGCAATACGTTCTGTCATAAACGTATTAGTAGTCCCAAATGGTAAAACAATGTCTTCTGCTGGAACAAATAGCGAAATTTGCCTACCTAAACCGGGATCATAGTAAACTTTTTTAAATGCACTACCTGCCAACGCCAAAGAATACAGCATTCTTTCATGTTCAAATCTATATTCAGGCATCTGCTCCGTTAGTCTATAATTCATATCCTGACGTACACGGTCAGCAGCATCTTCGTTTTCTTTTGTAATTTGCCCAATAATCTGCGTTTTAACCGGCCCTCCCGCAGGGAAAGTCTCCATAATTCCTTCGCTTTGAAAGCGAATAGCAGCCTCATTAAGTATTGTAGAAAATACCCCGCAAGCACCGTCCCAAGGCTCGGTCATATCCTCATACCGATTACCTAATACATCCAAACCTTTAACATACATATCAGCCCAATCTTTACGGGCATTAATATCATCATCAATCTGTGAAATAAGCTCTGCCGCAATCTTCATCAACTCAGTTTCAGTCATGTGATCTGCTAAGTTGTCGTTGAAATCAACCCCTTCGTCTTGCGGCATAAGATCAATTTCTACCCCATCTATACCTATACTAACCCCCTCAGGGTTAACAATTTCAATCTCAATAGGTGCAGTATCGGCTGAAAGACTATCAAGTCCTTGAGGTGCTGCATATAGTGCTTTGTCAATAGCCATAATAGTCCTTAAACGTAATATCCACGTTTATGCCGATAACCTTTAAAATATATCTCATCTTCTTGCTGGTCAGAAGGAAGTCTGATAAACCCACCCTGCCTGAACCGCATTAATGCTAAAGTTGTAGCATCTACCAAATCGTCGTTTGACCCACTAGGAAAGTCGTTACACTCCTCAACAACCTCCCTAGCCCATCTTCTATCTGGTGCCCACACTATCCCAGACGCAAATAAGTCTGATACAGCATTAACACGACTCATCTTATCTTGACCTTTACCCGGAGTAAACTCACTTACCGGGAGTCCCATCCTACGAAGCTCCTGATACAACGCTGCACCGTTAGATTTTTTCTCAACAATGAAGGTATCCGGCTCCCATTCTTTGTACATATCAATAACTTTTTTCTTAAGATCTGGAAACTCCATACGCTGTTTTACAGCTTCTAACAGTATAATATTAGCATTTTGAGTCTCATCATTCTCAAACACACCCCACACAAGGATTGCGTTGTAATCGGCACGGTTGTTTGTTTCCTGTGCTGCGTCAAGAGACATTATGAGATAAGAACATTTTGGTGGGATTTCTCCCTCCCATACGTTCCACCACTCTCGTTTAATAAGCGCCCCTTCCTCAGAAGTTGGCTGCTGCATATACTGGGCTTGCCAGTAGCGAGGATCAAGGGAGTTTTTCTTATTAATTAATTCCTCTAAAGACCAAAATTCAGGCCAAAGAGGAGTCCCAGACGGCATAATTGCAGGAAATTCTACTACTTCCCACTCCTCTGCGTCTTCATTTTTGTCCATGTGGCTAATTATTTGACCTGTTAGATCAAGTCTTGACCACCTTGTCATAACAATTACAATAGCTCCCCCCGGCATAAGACGCTGTACAGGGCCGGATTGGAACCACTCCCAAGCTGGTAAAAATACGTTTGCTCTTCCCTGTTTAGCTTCCTGCTCTGAATGGGGATCATCAATAATAAACAAATCAGCACCACGACCCGCTAGTGCACCCCCCACTCCAATAGCAAAATACTCGCCGTTATGGTTCGTACCCCATCTAGAGGCTGATTTTGAGTCTTGTTGTAGCTCAATTTGTGGAAAAATAGCCCTATAAGGGTCGCTTGCTACAAGATTTCGTACACGACGACCAAAATTAACAGCTAAATCTGCTGTATGGGACGCCATAATCACTTTTTTATGGGGATATTTACCCAAAAACCATGCCGGAGCCAGATAAGAAATAAGTTCTGACTTACCATGTCGGGGTGCAATGTTGACAATTACACGTTTTTTGTTCCCGATGGCTATTTCTTCAAAAATTTTAGCGAGTCTACGGTGGTGTGGACCCACTTTATAGCCCGGATACACCTGTCCAGCAAACTTTAAAAGGTCTTTTTGAGCCTCTTGTTGCGTTTTTCGCCGCTCATACTCTTCCAAAAGATTTAAAACCTCACGTTTTTCAGTGGGTTTTAGTGTTGGAAGGCTCTTTTTAAGTGTCTGGATCTTCTGTGGTGTCAGCATTGTCGGTTCCGAGGGAAGTTTGCACCTCAACCGTGTTTTCAATCTCTACTACATCAACATCAATTGCTAGTTTATCAAGTTTTTCTAGCAATGCACGTTCAATTTCTTCAGTCGAACGATGCTGAACTGTTATTTCAGTTCTACGTTTGAAGGCATCAACGCCATCAATTTCACCTAAAGCTCTTAATGCTTGGATGCGTATCTTAGCATCTTTATGTCCGGTATCTTCCAGCAGTTTATTGACAACAAATAACTTCAATTCTGCTAATTCACCAACAACCATAGCATCATATTGCGCCACCATACCTGCTAAATAAGCAATTGTCTCATTTGGATAATGAGACAGATTAACGGGCTGGTTCTCAATCACCTGCGCTACCTCTTGTCTGGCTTGCTCTTTATGATGTTCTTGAGGCTCAATAGGTTTACCAGATAGGTCAGATAACAGTTTAATTGTTCTAGCTTTTACAGCGAGTTCTTCCTTTGTAGACATGCGAGGTAATGCCTCACGCATGGTAGCGGGTAGGGGGATATTTGATTCTACGTCGAGGAGGAATGCTGTCATGCGGTATATATAACAGATATTTTGAAAAATGCAAGTTATTTGTGCAGATTATGGGGTGTGGGGTGGGCGGGAGTCCCAACGGCATTTGGGGGGGTCGGGGTAGGG